GTAGCATGAATCCGGACATCATTTCTCAATGAAATCCAACTCACCCCGGATGCTGCAGTATTGTCAAACTCTACTGCGCCAAAAATTACATCATCGGTTGTGATTAAAGGAGCACTGTTACCAGTCGTACCGCCGTGGCTTCTAACCAACAAAGCAACAGATGCGGTACTCCCAGCAGCAACACCAACTCTTATACCCTGTAACTCTTGAACCATGTCACGAAGATCCGGTTCACTCCCTGGTGCTTTCCACCCAAAAGCATTGTCAAGATCGGACAAAGATTTTGGGGATGCTGATTTAATATACATTATTTATACCTCCTTGATGCATGAGATTTTTAATAAGTTAAATAACCCGTTTTGTCGAGCCAGAAAAGCAAAATGTAACTTTGGCCCGCTCCGGCTGATCTATTCGATATACTGACATACCCTGCCGTAGCAGCGATACGAACATCATTCCGCAAAGAAACCCACTCAATGCCAGAATACCGTGTAGTTGAACTTCTAAATTCTACAGCCCCAAAAATCACATCATCAGTAGTAATTGTATTCATAGCGTTCACCGCACTGGCCCCACCCGCACTTCTCACCTTTAGTAAGGCAGATGCCGTTTGACCTGAGTACTTAACAGAACTTACCCTGATACCTTGTAATTCCTGAACCATATCACGCAAATCGATTTCAGACCCTGGAGCCTTCCACCCATATGCAATGTCAAGATCAGACAGAGACTTTGGTGTTCCTGATTTACTGTACATAGTATAGTCTCTCTTTCAAATTAATAGTTGCAATCAATTAAAGCGTTTAAACGCTTACGTGGTCTTTACACTGATACCCATCGCTGCCTGGACATTACCAGTAGTCGTTGCACCGTAAGGATCGATGAAATCAACCCGACGTTTACCAACCAATATGACCTGATCTGTCTCAATATCATTGGCTGTGGCCAAGGTAACTCCACCACGTGTTCCATTCAAAAATCCCGGACGATAAACAGCCAAGATATTAGAACGGCTTGTGGTTGAACCGTCATAAACACCGGAGGCGTTCAAATTGCTGAACATATACTCAGATACTATAACCGGAGCATTCTGGTAACGCATCAATTCGCCTGTCAAAACCGTGGCTTGTGGCCCGTATTTTTCCAGGGTTGTGGTATTGGTAAGGTTCCCGATCATCTGCAAGTAGCCATTGACGCTAACTAACCAGCAAAAATCAGATGGTTTAACCGCATGTTTACCCATTAACAAGCGGATAGCATTCATCAAGGCATCGGAAGGAACAGCATTCGAAAAATCCTTGGTTGAAGTATCTGCCTGATTAAGCGCAAAATACCGCAGACCGTCGAATGCCAACCGTGCATCTTGATTACTGGAAAATAAGGCCGTGCCAGCATTGTCCTGATGTGCAGTAGCAACACCAGCCGCAGTGGTCCGATCGCCATTAACAACCGCCGTTTCATGACCACGGGCAAGGCTCTTTGAAATTTCATTGATAGTAAAATTCCGGATGGCAACGATACTATCTTCGTTGATTTCCTCAGAAAACAGAGTACGGGTCATTAACTTGCGGGCGGTAAAACTGCTGTTCCCCGTTCCCGGTGTAGAGGCAGGAGCCTTCACGCCTTCATCGGCGGTATTCTCAGAAACGAGAGATGCCTCTGCATTGGACGTTTGAACAGGTAAAGTGTATGGACTGGTTGGCATCGCTATAGTATTAAACAATGCCGGGACTACTGTTGCCAATTCAATCGATAAAAGAACCTGTGAACTGAATCCAGTAGGAATCCATTCTGCACCACTGGCAGCCGTGGCAACTGCCAAGGCTTTACGAAGTTCTTTATTTCTTTCCAGATGGCCATGGATTTCTTTATAAATATCGGTTTTCCGATAGATGTTCATGAAATTCTGATCCTGAGCATCACTCTTGATCGCTGCTCCTCGGAGCATGGTGGCGACAAGGTAGGCATCATCGTTAAGTTCCTTGAACTCTTCAATCTGCTCACCCAAAGAGTCACCTTCACGAAGTTTAAGCCGTTTTACAGGAGTGTTCATTTTAACATAGCGCAGATTCATCCGGTCCGAATTGTTCAATTCATCGACATCTTTGAACTCCGCTAATAGGGCTTTTTCTACATCCTTTTCCGCTACAACTTCTGCTTCTTCGAACTCGCCCTTACGTTTAATCATTTGGGCTGCATGGGCAGCAACTACCTGCGCTTCAGCCAACCTTTTTAATGTGGCTTGGGTTTCGGCGTCATCATAAGTACCATCCGCTTTTGACTCCGTAATCTTTGCCACTATTGCCGACGCCATCTTTTTTACTTGCTCGTCGGAGAGTTTTGCTTCTTTCATTATTTTACCTCACATAAATAGTCTTTTAGTCATTAACAATTAGTGTTCGAGTTCGTTTTCACCTAATCAATTAGTTGATTTATTTTGAAGACTACTCGGTGTGTTGCTCTTCATGCTCAGGGGCACTTATTTGACTTGACGCCTCTGCAATTATTCGGTCCATATCGTCTTGAGACAATTCGAACTCTTCCGGTACGTCTATTTCTTTTTCCATTTCTTGGATTTCTTCTTCTTTGTACTCTTTAAACTCAGGAGGCTCTTTATCGCATTCTTTATAATGGCGAGCCAAGTGATCAAATACCTCACATCTGTCATCTTCCGAGATCTCCTCATCTTTAAACAGTTCAATCATCGCCTTAGCGACTAATGGCCAGGATGTAACTATCTCACCACTCCGGTTGGCATGATGCAGGAATTTACCTTCTCCGCTATCCCACCAACCATACATCTCTTTCACATAGATTGGTGAAAAAGCAACATCTTCATCATCTGAGACCACTGTACAGGCCATAAAAGGTACAGCCTTTTTACCCATTATTTCCCGGACCACCTCTTTAATAATAGTCCGCACATCATCCAGTTTTACCACGTTCTGGACTTCATACTTCTCCACCTTAGGTTCCGGTTCTTCTTCAGGCTCTTCTTCCGTGGCTTTGGCATTTACAAAAGAGACATACCCTTCCGGGTCATGCTCAGTGTCTTCTTGCCCCAAAAATGATTTGAGTACCTCATTCCACTCCTTAGCCCTATCGTCACCCAAATCTTCAAGGCCTTTTTGTATTTGGGCCAGGGCTTGTGGGTTTGCCGGGACCGGAACAGCGCTGAATTCAAGCAATTTCCACTTCAAATGGGTTACTCCTTTCTGGCCAGGCAAAACCGGGTCCATGCCGATAGTAACTGGACGAAAGCGAATAGATCCAGCATTAAGATGCTTTTTTACATACTTGTTAAAGACCATCGCTGCAAAAGGATCTTCCAGGTCAAACTCAACATCACCCGTCATTTTTTGCTTAGTCTGCTTAATGGTCTCCGGTAAAACTCTACCGATAGACGGGGAACTAATATCATGTGCCCACATAAACACCGGATTATCCTTAAATTCCGTAATGTCTCCACCGTCAGGTAACATCACCTCAGAATCCCTATCCACCGTTTTCGATGTTAAGATAAAAGGTATAATGCCCTTTTCAAGATTAATCTGCTTTTCCTGATCGACGAATGCTGCACGAAAAGGTTTAGTTCTCATTAGTTTTGTTCTCCACTTGTAACAGCATCACAGGTAAGAGTGGCCCCAGTAGCAGCCGTAGCAAAAGTAAATCTGATCTTAAAACCAATCGCTGCCTGATATCCTGCTTGTTTATTAATAGAACACTCAAATGCTGCAGTTGAAGTAAAGGTACTGGCATCTGAATTATTACGATCGTAAATCGTTTGGGCATTACCAAATCCCACTGCTTCCCCATAGTACAGATATAATGTGGGCGTAACAGTAATCCCAGCCGTGTCGATCTTTGCACAAAAGGAAGCAAAACCGCCTTCCGGTATATTGATAAGATCGGTGTCCTTATAGGACGTGCCAGTGACTAAGGGATAACTTCCTGATCCACCAAAGGGTTTAACATTCTTCATTAATTATCTCCTTCAAAGTTAATTTCTTGGTTCTAAAGTCGGTATATGTATGCATCTTTCATTATAATCTTGAGGAAAAGGAGTAGATACCCCATCTGCCATAGTAAAATCTTCATTAACGTTCCGGACCTGTCCATCTATTTGGTGGCTATCCCTCACTTTAGGATCTCTACTGGTTATCCACATCTTCCGTTCAAATCCACCTTGCACCATACCCGCCATGGTTCCAGCATTGGACGCTCCCATTGTTTCTGTCCGGGCTATTAAGGAC